CTTAGTTACTTCGTCGAGTGAGGCCCCTGCCTTAATCATGTCTCGGAGTTCTGGGGACAGTTTTGCAAGCGCAGTAAAGTTTCCGCCGTATGCCTTTTCGAGAGTCTTTGTCACGGTTTCAAGTGAGACGCCTTTTGCAGCTGCGACGTCCATTGCAAGACCGGCTGCCTTTTGTGCTTCGGTGATGTCTCCAGTTGCGCGGATTAGTCCTGCAAGTGCCGGACGAAGTTCGTCGTCTGTGACTCCAAGCAATTTTCCCTGCACCGATATCCAGTTTTCGTTGGCTGCAATCTGTGCGTCGGTTGCGCCTGTGGTGCGTTGAATCTGACTGGCGAGGGCTTGTTGTGCTGCTGCATCTTCGGCTGCTGCCTTAACTGCCAGTCCAAGTCCTGCGGTGATTCCAGCAAGTGCAGCTGCTGCGGGAAGTGCTGCCTTTGTAATTGCCAGATGCGCGCGCTCGCCATTGGTTTCAAGATTCTTGAATTCCTTGATGGCAGATGTGACTCCTTTGCTGTCAAAGGTGGAGATGATTGGGATTGCAAGTGCCATTAGTCAAGTTCTTTCTGAACGAGTTTGATTGCGTCCATTGACGCTCTTAGCATCTCACGCTCAATTTCTTTGCGCTTGCGAAAGACTGCCGGACCAAGAACTCGAGTTGTGCCTGGACGAATGTCGCCAAGTGAATCACCGAGGCTATTTGGGTTGGCGCGTCCCGCTGCTTCAAAGACCGCAGCTGCAACATTGGTCTGCGTGATGTAGATCAGCGAAGTTGCCTCTCGAGAAGCATCAACTTTTAATTTGACTCCTGAGATTGCGCGCGCCACAGAGAATGAAAATATCTTTTTTCCGTTCTGTTGCCATTGACGAGCCATGCCCGAAAGCGGAACTTTTGTGTAGCCCCGTTGGACTTCTTGAATTGCAGGTTGGGCAATGGCGGTTGCTTGTGCGACAAACTCTTTGCGCAGTCCAGGCTCAACCTTGTTCAGAGAACGGATTGCCTCTTTAAGACCAACGACTTCAATAGTTGTGTTCGTTGTCATCTTCTAGACCGTTGTGCTTTCTGTTTTTCGTTCATTACATCGAAGACCGTGAAAAGGTCGTCCGTGTCGAACGGTATGTCGGGAATCCAGTATCCGGTCTCGACAAGAACTTCTGCTAAAGACCGGCGGAAACTGCCGGATCGGTGGGGACTGCTTGTTCGCCCCCAACGACGTCAATTGACTTTGTCTTCTTGATGAACTCGTCAAAGGCGAGCGGGGTTGTGATGCCCGCAGCTCGAGCAGATTCAAATGCAAAGAACGCAAGATCCTCCGCGCCAATTCCGTTGGCAAGACTGGATGCTTGCTTCTTGAATTTGCGCTCCCATGCAACGATAACGAAAAGATTCGTTTCGACTTCATACGGGTCTCCGTCTATTGGTGTTACTTGTAGTTGGATTTTCATTGGTTCCCTCTTTTGTTATTTACGGTGTTATGTCTCGTGTCCAGGTGCCGTTAACAAATGAAATACTTGCTACTGCAAGGGTGCCAACGGTTGACATGATGACAGGAGCTGCGGAAAGTGTTGCCTTCAGAATCGTAAATTCTGGATTACTTGCTGTCTCTGATGTTCCAGATGGTGACACAACAATTGTGCATGAACCCGCAGCAACGATTGCGCTGAGAAGTGTTTCAACTTCACCGACACCATATGAAAGAAACAAGTCAAGGTTGACCGACACGGTCTGAAGGCCGTTTGTTCCCTGATGACCTGTATCTGCCAACGAAGTTGAGTCAAGGATGTCGTACCCAAGCATGACTTCACATTTTGAAAGTTGATCTGACACGTCAATTATTGATCCGCCAGTTGGAGTGATATTGCAGGTTGCACCTGACAGGAATGTTGTTGTTGCCATTGGTGGCTCCTTAGTTTCTACGCACGGCGATTGCCACCGTGAGATCGTATGTGGGTATGTCTTGCCCACCGTAGACCGCATTGCCTGGACGGGCGTCGGTGACTGCGATGGACGAGTTCATTATGGTGTCAACGGTCGACATGAGATAGTCGCCAGAGTCTTGATTGCCTGGAGGTGCTGCCAAGACTCGGACGGGAATCCGAAAGTCGCCGACGTTGTATGTGAATGAGGTCATGACGGGAAGTTCAATCATGACCGACATTGGGCGCGCGTTTCGGGGATCTGTAACGGGTTTGAGACCAAGAGCGGTCAGTTGTGTTTTGATTGCGTTGACTGCATCGACAAGGATTCCTGTTGCAGCCATTATGCGACCTGTGGTCTTCCGCAGCCGATTAGTGCCATGATGCGTCCCATTGTTGATGGGATTGGGATTGAAGACATTGAGTCAAATGAGGCGAAGGAGTCTGCTGATCCGCGCTCGCGATAAAGAGTTGCTGCGTACATGATTGTTCCGAGTTTGACGTCGGCACCTGGCACCGTTGATTGCGAATCGGTGTAGCCCGCTTCGCGACGCTTGCGATAGATGTAGTTGTTGGCAGCGTTGACGCAGACTGTGATGAAGGCGGTGTCGTTAGCGGTTGCAACGTCGATGCCGAGCCATGAGGTGACATCGGCTGCGTTAATCCATGAAACGGACGGGGTGAAGGTAACTGCACCGGTAGCGGTTGAACGGGTGAAGTCCGAGCCTGCGTTGACATACATGAACTGGTAAAGACGAATTACATCGGAGTCAAATTCAAGGTCGCCCTCGTCAGATACTCCGATGAATTCAAAGTCTTGTGTTGAAACAATGGTTGCGGTTGCGTTGAATCCGTGGCTTGCGCCTGTGACTGTTACGGAGTCCCCGACCTGTATGCCAGTTTCAACAAAGGTCTGAAAAATGGCATACCCATCGAGGCGCGTATGAAACGCGAGATCGTAAGTAGCCATTTTCCAGTTCCTGTCGTGTCTTTTTTTGGCTTACGCCATTGCTGCTTTGACGAATTTCGTTGGGTCAATCATGAGCGTTGCAAGGTAACCGCGGAATGCGATTGTGCGACTCATTGTCGATGGAACATCAATGCTGAGTGCGCCCTTCTGCTGTTCAAAGATTTCGTAGCCAGATGCATCGCCAACGATGATTGTGTTGTCAGCGAAGTTGCGGTCGACAACAACTGAGAGACCGAACGCAACGCCGTTTGGCTGTCCTGGTGTCAAGTTGCCGAATGCGTTCATTGGGCCAATCTGCGGGAACATTGGACGCTTTGACGAGTCCGCAAGTCCGAGAAGGACTGCCCAATAGTCAGGGCTGAGGAACAAGTGCGTTGGAAGGTTTCCGTTTGATGCGCTCAAGATGGTTGATGCTGCTCCGGCAATCCATGCTGACCAGTATGAAGGATCAGTTGCTGATGCTGCGGTGTAAGCACGAGTTGTGGTTGCACCTGTCTTCAAGTTGTCGGCTGCGACGTTGTCGGTTTCGTTTGCGTAAATGCGACCCATGTCGTCAAGGAGAAGGCTGATGATCTCGGGTTGTGACCAGTCGATTGATTGTTCGGAAAGCGTGACGTATCCACCGTATGTTGCCTTGGTGACTTGGTTGTCTGTAACTACAAAAGTGCCTTGGGTGAGTGCGGTGTTTTCAGTTGACTGGTTGCCGATTGAAGTATGTGTTGTTACTTCTGGACGAATAAATACTTTTCCGCCTTGTGGCATTGCCTTTGCACCGATTGCGTCAATAACTGGACGACGACCGATGAAGTTGTTGTAGACAGGCTGAACAATTGGAAGTGGAAGAACGCCTGGGATGTCTGAGGTAAGGACGTTTGGTGCAGCTGCACGGATGCCTTCGCTCATTGCTCGCCATTGGTCTCCGCCAACAAAAGCGGCTGAGATGTACTCGGCTGCTGAAGGCATGATGAAGTCTTTCTTGGCTGATGCGAAGATTGGTGATGTTGGGATGGCGTCGGGCGCGGAGGCTTCGACTTGGGTTTCTGTTGACATTGTTTCCTCCTGGAGACTTGTGTCGGGTTGGGGTTCGTCTTCCTCTTCTTCGACCTCTGGGTCGTGTTCTGAGGCTGCGATTTGTTCGATGATTGCGTCGGCAAATGCCGGAACGCTTACTACCGAAAGTTCTTGTAGATCAGCGGATGAAACAATCATGACGCCGTTCTTGTCGTACTTAAATTTTTTGGGTACTGCACCGACGGAGACTGAGTCATATGCGGACATTTGAATTAGTTCAACAACGTCGTCGGCTGCTTTTGACCGAGCAAAAGTTGCGCTGAATCCAAGGCCGTTGTCAAGGTCGACAAGTTCGGTAACAATTCCGATTGGGCGTCCGTCGTGGTTTTCAAGAAGTCGCGCGGGCTTGGCATTCAAGTCAAAGGCTCCGCGCTTGAACATAACCTTCTCGCCGCCTGAAACGGTTGCAACTGTGTCCCAGGGGACTGCGATGCCGGTGATGGTGCGCGGGGAATCTTCTCCAGCTGCTGCGTCGAGGGTGACGGGGACGGCGGTGAACTTGATCATGAAGGCATCTCCTGAAGGTTGGGTACTTGTGGTTCAACTAAAGCGTCGTGCATTTCGCCAACGGCAAGAAGTTCGTCTGTGTCAAAGCAGACATAGCGTCCGCGACTAACAACGTCGTTCATGCTGAGACGAGAAGTAATGGCATTTGCCAGCATTTGTGCCCCGAAGAGCCATAGATCCTGGCGAGCCTGAGACGCGTTCTGATAAGTCATTGACGCGCCAGGTGTTGGTGCCGAAACGAGGTATGCGGGTACGGAGCAAATCCTGCTGAGGTCAAGGGCTTGGTATTCGCGTTGCGCTGCGTTGACTTCAAGCGGGTCGCGGTCAAATTCCACAAAGTTGACATAGTTGTTTAACGCGCCAATGACGTTGACTTCAAGCGGGTCGCGGTCAAATTCCACAAAGTTGACATAGTTATTCAACGCGCCGATGACGTTTCCTTCGCGACGAGCCTGCGCCCATTGCGCTGCCAAGTCTCCGAGTTCTTCACCGGACATTGTTTCGCCTGCGGAAGTTTGTTGAAGGTAACCAGGAACAGTTTCAATCGTTGCTGCACGATCTGCGTACTGGTCGAGGTGAGTCGCGATGCTGACGGAGCGTCGACCTGAATACATGAGACCAGTTGTCGGTGCAAGGAAGGTGATGATTTCGTTCGGGTCTAACGGGACGCCGTTAAATTCAATTTCGTCTGGCATTCCGAAAAATTGTGGGCCTTGTTGATTTGGTGTTTGAATGTTTGCGGAAGGTAGCCATTCAAAAGACATTGGGCGTCCGTCAGTTGCGTTTCTTGAAGTGACTGCCCAGAAGGCGCGTCCCGTCATCCATAAGTCCGTGACCGTATTTGCAAGGATGAACTGGCGAGGAACTTTCGGATCAGGATTTTCCATCCACGATTCGTTCGGCACATAGATTTCTTCGTACTCAGTACCGTTCCATTGCTTGACGTACTGGCGGAACTCAAGGCCAGAGATGGTCGAGGCGAGAAGGTCTCTCGCCCTCGACACCGTCGGGAGACTAAGGGCGACCTGCTCAAATGCACCGCTTGTCCATGCATACATCGGTGGGACGCCAAGACTGCCAACACCGGCAGCGGCTTTGATTGGCGAAGATGCAAATTCTGCGGTTGTGATTTTTCGGGAGAAGAACGCCACGAATGGAGTCTCCCACAAACTAGTTGCAAATGCAACTACCTTCCGAACGCCATTGCTGCGCGTCCAGTATTTGACGGGCGGGAAACAAGAGCTGCTGCAACGACCAAAAGTCGCGCTGCTTCAATCGGGCCAGGGGAGCGTTGACTACTGATCACGACCTGACCGTTAGCACGGGCAAGGACGGCGCGGTTGACATGAGTTGCCAGAAGTTCTTCGCCTCGGTGGTAGATGCGTTTCTCAAGAATGAGCGAGCGAGTCAGACCCGTAAATTTAAGTACCTCGGCGTAGCCGAAAATTTGACGTCGCCGTTCTAACTTCTCTGGGGTGTGTAGATCGAGTGCCGGTGTAATTGCCAGGCGCAACTTCGGGTCTGCCTCCATTGCCTCGTTAATTTTAACCCACATTTCTTTAAGGGATTCTGTTGAGAACTGAACAGTTGCAATAATGTTGCCCTCTTCGGTGAGTCCGCAACGGATGCCCACATACTTTTCCCCACCTGTGGATGAGTCGACGGCAAGGACGCCCCCTGTCGGGCAATCAAATTCTGTAAACAACTTGTCCCAGACTCCAGGCTGAATCCAAGCGTCCGCCGATGAGACCCACAGATTCAAGTGGGCGCGGAGGAACGCTGCACGATCTGGAGTTTCCGCAGCTGCTTGCAATGCCTCGAGGGTGATCGTCTGACCAAGGGCGGGGTTGGCATAGCCCCAATTAATTTCGTCGTTCGGGTCAACCGACGGAAGACTCCATTCGGCAAAATACAGACGAGTCTGCTTCTGCTGATCTATCGCGCCAATCGCTGCCTCACGAAGACGCTGCATTGTCTTAGAAGATTCATCGCCCGAAGTTGACCAGGAGGAAAGGAGTGGAGACTTGACCGCAATCTGCGACGGGCGCAACGCGTCAAAGTAAACCTCTTCGGAGACGTTCCAGATTTCGTCAACAACAATCAGATCGTAAGTTCCGCCATGAAGATTCGGCGTCGCAGCGCGGACTTCCCACGTCGACCCGTTCGGCATTTCAACTTTGTTGCGTCCGTAACTCCAAGTTACATGACCCTCAAATTGTGCCTCAAGTACCGGAGCAAGTTCGTTGAAAATTGCAACCGCGCGATCAAGTTTGTTGGCAACGGAAAGAACGTGCATTGGTTTTCCGCGCATCGCTGACCAGTCCGTCAGGAAGAATCCACAGAGGCTAGTAAGTGCAACGCTTTTCCCATTTTGTCTGGCGCAGCTAGTCAACGCTTCACGAAAAACAAGGTCACCGTTTTCATCGTGGGTCAATTGTCCGGTCAACGCAATGATTTGCCAGTCAAAGAGTCTGCGGGAAAGAACGCGCTCAGACCATGCAGCAACCGCAGGCCCGTAAGAACCTGATCCCTGGGTGACCGATTCCAACCTGGGCTGAACCACGCCAATCCCGAGTGTTAATTCCGCAGATGCGAGACATCGAACTGATTCGGTTTGAATCCCTTCAGATAAGAGAAAGGA